ACAGAACCTATTGCTCAGACCGCATTGTTTCGCGGCTTGCTAGCAGGCAAGGTTCTTGAACACTTGCACGAGTGGAATTCGCTCGATGACGTAATCGAGTTTGTGCGTCCTGCGTGGCTTCACCCTCTTAAGGCTGAATCATTCAACATGCTTGTTTCTGAACTTGCGGCAGAAGGAAGGCAGATCAGTGATTCGGTGGAAAAAAACATTGAGGCCATACAAGGGGAGGTCATACAAATGGCTGAACTGTATGCCAAGCGATTCATGCCACTGTTCAGCAAATGTGAGGTGCTTGGCACTGAGCTACCATGCCGGGTGACAATCGACGGCATTCGATTCGCTTCGCATCTCGACCTCATGGTCCGAGACACACACAACACGTTTGGATACGGAGAAAATAGGCTACTCATCATCGACTGGAAATGGCGACAAGACGCGCCGACCAGAGCTTACCTCGCTCGAAACTACCAGTTTTATATGTACTGGCTATCGGCATTGGAGGGCTCGATACTCACTTACCCAGCGTTTGATGGGTGGGTCAAATACGAAGAAAACGCACAGCTCTTGTGGTTCCATCTGCCCTACCTCGCACCCTTCAAAAGAAAAACTACTTGCAAAAACGAAAACGGCGACGATGTCTTTTTTGCTAAGGGTGACGAGCGGCCCATTAACAACATACTCAGGCCAGTGAATTACAAAATTGAATGTGTCAAACAAATGCGCGAAGACTTGACTGAAAGAGTAAAAACAATGCGGTCGGGGTTCTTTCCCAAGTCGCCCGATCCAGTACGATGCCAAGTTTGTGACGCACGAGAATTCTGCACACGGGGTGATACCCCAGAACTATTGGAGAACCAATGACCAAGAAACTTGCAACTAGGAAAGAAGAAGAAGTAGAGCCAATTGCACTTGACCCAACTGCCCTCGAAGATCTAATGCTGAAGGGCGACTTGGGGAGACTGACTCCTGCTCAACGTGTTCAGTATTACGCGGCAACTTGCGAACGTGTTGGACTTGATCCCATTGCCAAGCCGTTTGATTACTTGACACTGAAAGGCAAGACGGTCCTGTATGCCAATAAGGGGTGCGCCGAGCAACTTCGGCAGCGACACCAAGTCAGCCTCAAGATCGAACACACAGAAGTGGTGAATGATATTTACGCCGTGACAGTGATTGCATATGCGCCAGACGGTCGAACAGACACAGATATGGGAACTGTTTTTGTGGGGCGTCTGAGTGGATCTGATCTGGCCAACGCGATGCTCAAAGCTGTCACGAAGGCGAAGAGGCGCGTCACGCTATCTCTTCTTGGCCTTGGAATGCTCGATGAACTTGAAGTTGAAACCATCAAGGATGCCAAGACAACTGTTGCTGACGAGCAACACAAGCTGGCCCAAAGCAAGGTCAAGCCGCAGAGGGATACACCTGAAGAAACCCAAGTCCCAGAGCTTGAGGAAGACATGAACCCCAAGCAGAAACTGGTTGAGCTAATGCGACATTGGCGCGACTGTGAAACTGTGCAGCAATGTTACGAGTGCGGCAAGCAAGTCCTTGTGTTGCGCGGAATCGCAACAGACGGCACTGCTTCTGATGAAGAAATCACCAAGGTCAATGATTGGGTTGAAAGCAAGATGGCTGATGGTGAAACATTCGAGGAGGTCATCCTCGGCATGAAGGGCGCATCGGAAAAGTTTGAAATCACAGATGTTCAACCGAAACCCGAAGAAGACGAGGAAGATCCTTGGGGTGACGAATGATGGAAAAAGTAATCGATGCGATTGAATTCGCTTTAATAATTTTCGGAGTGTTCTTCTTTGGCGCACTCATAACAACGGTAATGATTGCAGCTAATAGCTAGCAAGGAGAGCCATGGAACAGGCAATGACTATCAACTCACTGGACGAGGCAACTAAAAAAATCCGTGATTCAGAACAGAACATTCGTGACAACTGGGTTGCTATGGCCGAAACACTCATCTTTGTCAGGGATAACAAGCTCTGGGAAGAAAATGGCCACACTGGATTCGATTCGTATATCAAAAGCGAACTCGGATACGGCAGACAATGGGTGTACAAGCTAATGAAAACCCCAGAGGTTGCGGCAGTGATACCAGTCACGAACCCAACCGTAGCCTCTGAGCTTGTTGCGCTGCCGGAAGAGCAGTGGGAGCAAGCGTGGCAGGCGGCCAAGCAGATAGCTCAAACCAACGAGCCGAGCAGCCGCCATGTAAGACGCGCTGTGAAAGCCATGAGGCGAGGCACTCCGTTTGAAGAGGAAGTGTCGCGTCTGACGCGACAACCCGATCTCGCGCCCGAACCAGAAGGCGCAGACGAGGACGCGGAGCAAACGCTCAAAGAGGCTCTTGCGGAATGGGACACTATCAACTCAATGATGCGTCAGGTTTACGGAGCTATTGAAGAACTTAGCAAGGAGAAGCTGGGCGTTTGGATCGATATGAATGCTGTAAAGACAGATTTTAGAAATCTGAACAGCGTCATGAAGTTCTCAAAGCCTCACCAGCAATGCCACTTGTGCGGTGGTGAAGGCTGCGACAAATGCCTCAACAGCGGATGGCTCAATCAAGAGAGATCCAAAGCCTACTCTGACTAGGAATAGAACCTTGCCGAAGAATGATAAGCCAGCATGTCCATCAGACAAGTCCATAACATCTAGATTCCCAATGACAACAGTAGTTTCTGGATACGCACTTTGGATGAAGTGGACTAATGAAAAGCGACCATTTACTCAAACCGAAACAGGCGTCCTTGTCATGGAAATGCTGTGGCAAATGCTAATTGCTTGGGTCAACGAAATTGCATCGACTCAAGAACGCCGTGAAGTTACATCAGAGTTTCTTGCTGATGTCTACGCAATGGCAACACTGGAAATAGACGGGTACGAAAGAGAAATAATTGAAGGTGCTATTAAAGAGACCTTCAAAGCCAAGGAGTAAATATGCAACTGCGTCCATATCAACGCGATGCCGTAAAGGCTTCCGAGGACGCACTTAAAGAGACAGGCTCAACCTTAGTGGTAATGCCAACTGGAACTGGGAAAACAGTTGTCTTTTCTGAGTTAGTGAAAAACACCAACGGCAGGGCAATGGTTATTGCCCACAGAGAAGAGCTTATTAACCAAGCCGCCAAGAAGATTGAAAGCATATGTGGTTTTCGACCTTCGATTGAGATGGCTGAACTGAAATCCTACGAACGACACGGTAACCTGTTTAAAAATAAGTGCGTCGTTGCTAGTGTTCAAACACTTAATGCGAAAACGAAACACGGCTACAGGCGAGATAAATTCAACCCCAATGATTTTTCTTTGATCGTGGTTGATGAAGCACATCACTCTGTAGCAAAGTCGTATGTAGACACGATTAATTATTTTCGCAGAAACCCTCGGATCAAGATTTGTGGGGTTAGCGCAACTCCTGATCGGGCAGATAAACTTGCCCTTGGTCAAATATTTGAATCTGTTGGTTATAACTACGAGATTTATCAGGCAATTCAGGACGGATGGCTTGTGCCAATCATCACTAACCAAGTTGTTGTTGACTCATTGGATTTTAGTCATGTCAGGAAGACCGCGGGTGATCTCAATCAGGGCGATTTGGCTAAAGTTGTCGAGCTGGAGTCTAGCCTTCATGGTATTGCTTCTCCTTGCGTTGAAATTGCTGGTGACAGGAAGACACTGATATTTGCCACCACAGTCAGTCAAGCCTACGACTTGTGCGCGATAATAAATCGACATGGGAAAAAGGCCGCGTTTGTCCACGGCAAGACACCCAAGGACGAACGAAGAGAAATAATCCGACGATACGCAAGTGGCGAATACCAATTCTTATGTAATGTGGGCATTGCGACCGAAGGATTTGATGACCCATCTATCGGTGTAGTCGCTATCGCACGACCCACTATGTCAAGGGCGCTCTACACCCAAATGATCGGTCGTGGCACTCGACCGTTGCCCGGTGTCGTGGACTCGCCCTACGGCACATTAGACTCAGGCTCTCCGGCGCAACGTCGAGCTGCCATTTTTAATAGCGCCAAGCCAAGTGTTGAAGTCATTGACTTTGTCGGAAACTCTTCCAAGCATCGGCTTGTTTCGTCTGCTGACATTCTTAGCGGCAAATACCCTGACGAAGTAGCTGAGAGAGCTGCTCGTATTGCCAAGGAGTCGGATGAGCCTCTTGACTTAATTTCTTTGATGGAAAGGGCTTCTCAGGAAGAGGAAGAAGAGCAAGCCGCCATTCAAAGCATTACGCACAGGGGCGACGAATACCGACTAACAGCCAGGGCAAAGTACAGACAGAAAAAAGGTGACCCATTTGATGTTTTCAATATCAAAGCTCACCGCATGTTGAAGAAAACCGACAAGCAGTTGACCTCTAGACAGCAGGCGATGCTTACCAGAAACGGCATTGACATCGCAGATTTGAATATGCACCAACAGAGTGTGCTGCACGGCGAAGTGATACGTCGGATAAAAAGCAACCAATGCACCTACAAGCAAGCAAAATTGCTAAAAAGATATGGTTATCGCACTGATATGTCTTTCCGCCAAGCCAGCGACACAATTGATAGGCTAGCTAGAAATGGGTGGAAGAGAAAATGAGCAACTGGAAAAGAGTTAATACAAATAACCCTTGCCCGATCTGCGGAAAGCCAGACTGGTGTTCTATTAGCAAAGACAAGTCTGCGGTCATTTGCCCTCGCGTGGAAGAGGGAAGCAAGAAGTACATCGATGGCTCTGGATACCTGCACATATTGGTTGAAACAGATAACTGGAAAAACGAACTAAGTAAGCCTGAGAAGAAGCAGCTACCAGAACACAATGAAGTTTTGGCCATCATGGCTCGTAAGATGATCAAAGCCTTAACAGAGGAGCGCCTCGTTGATCTCGCAGAGAATCTAGACATCAGCCTCAATACGCTCAAGCGCCTCAACGTGGGCTACTCAGCGGCTCAGGAAGCGTACTCGTTTCCCATGCTTCGACAAGGCAACCGATTGCTTGGGGTTAGATTCCGAAGCATCGTTGGTAAGAAGTGGTCGCTGAAGGGATCAAGGCAGGGTTTATTTATTCCGAGGCCAGACGGGCCTGAACAAAAGGGCCTTATTGTGTGTGAAGGACCAACAGACACAGGGGTCTTACTTGATCTCGGATTTGACGCGATTGGCCGACCCTCTTGTAATAGCGGTTCGGATCTCATAGCTGAAATAGCTAGGGATAGGCATGTGGCAATTATGGCGGATTTTGATGGACCCGGAATGGATGGCGCAGAACGGCTTCAGTTCAAATTAAAGCCAATATGCGCCAGTGTTTCCGTTGTGGTTCCGCCAGCAAAAGATGCTAGAGAATTTGTGCAAGAAGGCGCTACCAGAAAAGATTTCCTTGAACTTATAAGGGGCAAGAGGTGAAAACTTGGACATGCACAATACCGGACTACGATTTAATCAGTCCTAACAGATTGATGCGTATGCATTTTGGCCAAGTAAAAAAAGAGCATGAGAAACTTGCCCATCTTATGTACGCCTTTGGTAATGAATTGATACACTTCACCGAACCAGTCAACATCGAGATCAAACGGGAATACGGGTACAGGAAGCGCCAAATGGACCCAGATAACCTATATGGTTCGTGTAAGATTCTTCTTGATGTTCTAAGAAAGCCAAGCCCAAGGTCTAAAAAACCAAGCCTTGGAATTATTGCGGACGACTCGCCTAATAATATTGCAAACCTAAGTGTTACTCAGAGTAAGTCGCCTGACAAGACAACCAGAATACGCATCTCTGTGAGTCACAATGATTAGTTCCCAGTTGCAAGCCACCGTTCGTGCCCAAAGGTCGGGCGGTGGTTTTTCATCCCTATATCGCCTACCACTCGTTTAAAAGCGTGGGGTAGGTTTTACATAGGCCACATAGCCAACCCTTGCTTGGTAGGGAAAGCCTTTAGGGGCATCCAAGCAGCCTGACAGTAGGCTCTGTTTACTGATCATGCTCACTGGGAAAGTCGGCGTCCGACACACTGCTTTCCCCGTATGTCCATAGTGAGTAGTGTTGGTGTATTTTCCTTTTTTTTCCGATACAACCAACACCCCAAGGGGTCGGTACGTCTACAGAGAAAGCTAAGGGTTATGAATCAGCAAGAAAAAGTAGTGTCTAACGTCTTGCCTATGATTCAGACGATTGTTTTGACTGCGACCGCAGCGGCAATCTTCTTGTCGATTGGTAGAAGAGATCACGCCGTAACTACAAACTCGCAGCAAATCTCTGAACTAAGGGAAATATCGCAAGATCTAGTGAAGTCACAGGTTCTAAGCGAAGCGAATGATTCAAGTCACGCTAGCGTTCTTGCTGATTTGAAACGAAGAATTGAGCGACTGGAAAACCAAGATAGGTGATGAAAAAATGGAAGGTCATTTTACGGCCATTGCAATTAGCATTGCTGGGCCAGCTATATTGGGTGTGTTTGGGTTTTTGTGGCGCGTTAATTCCAAGATGAGTTCTATGGAAAGAACACTGGAAGCGCACGAACGAAGAATTACTAACAACACCACACAACTTCAATCCCACTTCGACAAAGCCTTCACTATTAGGAAGACTATAGAGTGAAGGCGATTTTCAAATATTCATTGTTGATCACACTGTTTTTATGGGGCTGTAAAACCATTAGCCCCACTGGTTATGTGTCAGGAAAAACAACCGCTTTTATTACAAGCGCCTCTGATACCTCAGAACCACTGACTGTATTGAGCATTGCTGGCGGCCTTTGTTTAGTCGCCGGTATGATTTTGCTAGTGGTTACTTCTGGCCGCAAGGGCTGGTACCCCGTAATTGGCGGCATAATTTTGGTGATTTTGAACTACATGGTTGCGAAATACGACGATTACCTCTTTTACCCGCTTGTCGCTTTTACGGCTCTGATATCCGGAGCGTGGACGTACAAAGTAGTCAAGCAAATCCTATTGGAGAAAAAGTCCAAATGATTACCCTCGCTACTCTGTCTAGTTTTTTTGGAACTGTCTGGTTTGTCGCCCTCGTTGGGGCTGCTGGCTTTTGCGCCGGGATGATTTTCAAGACACCCTTCTTGAAGCTCGTTACTGGCGGTAAGTACAGTTCATAGGTTTATCGGTCATTGCTATGAAAACGCGGCGCAACGCGAAAATAGCCGCTATCTCCTGTACTCATTCTCCTTTTACACCGCCAGAAACTCACAGGTGGATTCTCGACCAACTAGCAAACATTCCAGACCTAACTCACTTTGGTCATTTAGGGGATGTGTTTGAAGCTGGAGCCGCTAGTGTTCATGCTTCTTCTAGTGAATACGAGCACACCCTTGAGGATGAGTACGAACATGCGTCCAACCTCCTGAGATCGATAAGGGAGGTTTTGCCAGATAACTGCCGGAGATGGATCAACACCGGCAATCACGATGACAACCTAATTACAAAAGACCCGAGAAGAATCCCCAAGTCCCTTCGAGGGCTTGTGGATTGGAAAACACACCCTGAATACGGAGATGAGTTCCGTAAGTGGTGTTGGGTTCCCTATGAGAAATCAAGCCGAGGAGTTTATCGAGTTGGCCAATGCCACTTTTACCACGGCTTTGATTCTGCCCAAAACTCTGATGAGTTAGAGGGTCTTCAAATGATAAGTTCGTGTGGATGGGTGCCGTTTAGTTTGACCGTGAGAGGACATACGCACAGGCCAGTAGACCCAACCCAGTGCAAACGAACGTCAAAGATACCGTTGCCATTTTGGTACTCCAATGTTGGAACTTGTGGGCCATTACAGCCCGAATACATGAGGCGAAAAGATTGCAGCCAATGGGGATCGGCATTAATTGTTGTCGAATGCCTTTGGGATAGACCTTCTCGGCTAAATGGCCGATGTTGGGATGCAGAATTGATAAGGATGTAGCAATGCTTTCCCCAGCCGAAAAAATGAAAGCGGAGGTTCAAAAGCATGTCATTTACTGGATGACAGAATTTGATATGGACAAATGGCAGGTCGCTGGCGTTTTATTCGATATAGCCATGGATTTGCTAATGATCATTGAGCTTGACGATGAAGACGACGATGAGGAATAGGAAACATGCATTACACCATACTCAAACTTCTATTGCTCGCCACAGCAAGTCTTGGGGCTAACGATTGCCCTAATCAAGTGCTTCCAGATATTGATGAAGAACAACAGACCATAGATGGCATCACTTACACAATGGGGCTCTTGGGTGGACGAGATCGTTTTGTTTTTGTACAATCTCGTGACAACCGGGAAACAACAAGCGATGTCTTTTTTAGTACCGGAATGGCAACCATAGGCCATAGTAATGTTTTTGCTACACAGTACGCGGAATACAGAATGAAGGTAGCTCTTCCTAACGGTGAATACACCTTGGTTGATTACTCTCACAAATATCACAGCAGGCCGCTTGATATTTGTGTTGGCCAAGATGAAGTCATTGTGTACATGGGGGAATCAATACTTGGGCCTGACCATTATTCATATGTGTGGGATTTCCGCGTTTATGTCGATGCAAAGGATGGGGACATCAATGACGACGGCGTTATTGATGGACAAGACCTTGCAATTCTCCTTAGTAATTGGGGTACAGAAAACGAGCAGTCTGATCTTAATGGGGACAATGTTGTCAATTCCGACGATTTAACCATACTCTTAGCTAACTGGAATTAACGAAAGGTCGGTGATCCATGCCAAAGGTAGGTAAAAAGAATTTCCCGTATAGCAAAAAGGGTAAGGCGGCAGCTAAAAAGTACGCCAAGAAGACCAGTAAAAAGGTCACCAAGAAATAAACAACAATGTCGCGTCGGACGCGACAGAAGGGATAAACCATGCCCAGTAAAACTGGCACAAGCAAGCCACAGTCTTCACGAGATAAGAAAAGAATCAAAGCAGGCACACGGTCTACCCGTGGAGTCAAAAAGGGTGTTGCCCGAGCTAAAGGGAGGAAGCGTCCCTAATGGCGTTTAATACAGGTTTATTTTGGCTGCATGATGACGGTCTTGTGAACAGTGAAGACGATTACTCTGGGATTACAACAGGGACAGTCTTGACACAAGCCACAATAGATACAGCAGTTGCTGCCGACAAAATGGCTGTTGTTGAAACAGGTGGAGCTAGAGCCGCTTTTGTCAAACCACTACTTAAAAGCGCAGGTGTTGGTGGCGGAACAAACGTAGCCAACCTCCATGTTTTTGGAGCAATGGGCTTTGGTGAGCCCGGGCAAAGTGATTACCAAGAAAAAAGTAAGTTCGTGTGGTCGCTAGGTCTGGTTGGAGTTGCTTTGGGCGCAAGCTCAAACGTTAGTGATACCGCTGGTGATGTTTTTACATCACCTACTAATGTGGAATTTCAATCATGGGAAGATAGTGGCACTGGAACCGACCATGTCAATGACATCTTTTCTGGCCTGTCAGCAAATCAAACAGCAACTAATGCTGTAGATATGGCTGATTTGGCTATTGCAGATAGCGGTTCTGATGGTATTGGGATGACCATCATTCCCGGCATTGAAGTTTTTTCTCAACTGATTTTTGTATATGACAGAAACGCCCACATTCACCCTGACTCTTTGGCTAACGCTCTTATTAACTTGCATTATTGAGGCTCTTAGATGACAAATGGTAAAGGGCTACAATGGATAACGCTTGACAAGCTAAATTGGAATTCTGGCACAGTTGGCGAGTATTACGGTGCAACAGGAGATGTAATAACCCATGAACAATTGCAAGCTGACATTGACAGAGAAGATGTCGTCATGCTTATGGTTGACGGGTTTGAAAAAGTCCACATAAAAGGCTTGTGTAAAAATTTCGATGTCGGGTCTGCATCAACCAACGACGGAGCTGAAATATGGATTTGGGGCGCATTGGGATTTGGTGAGCCATATTCAAAAGTGTGGAATGAAAACCCCCTGCTCGCTTATCGCCTTGGTGGTTTTCAATGGAACAGAGGCAATCAAGCCGGTGTAAGCACCACTACTGCAATTCAAGGTCCAGAGGGTGAGACTTTGGGGGGTGCTGTACAAGACCATCGTATTCACGGTTCTGGAAATGGCTTTGATGGCTCGATGGGTTGTCATGATCATTTTGCGGGGTTGGCCGAAGGTAAAAAATTAGGCGTTGCAACTCCTGACGGTGAAACATTGATAAGCACTGGTGATAATGATGGAAATGGCGGGATGTTAAATCTTGTTGGCGTCGGCATGTTTCAGATGATTTTGTTTGTATTGTATAACCAAGACCACGTTTCTATTGATATGAACTTTGCTTGTGCAAGGAGTTAAAGTGCCAAAGCGAGGTCAATTTAAAGCTAACGCAAAAAAGGATTCAGTAAGACAGCGCGGCAAAAACCGAAGGCTGCAAGATGATCGCGTTGCTAGAAATAAAAACCGCAGGCAAGCTCTCAAAAAAGGGTCCGTCAAAAAGGGTGATGGAAGAGAAATTGACCACCGAGATGGAAACCCCAGAAACAACAGCAAGAAAAACCTTCGAGTTGTTTCTCGCAAAACGAATAGGAAGAAAGGCTAATGGCAGTAAGTCTGGCAACAATTGAAAGCGAAGTGGCCTACTTCCTTGGATACGGGTACAACACCAGCGCCCCTCATAGTGCTGGAAGTTTTTTAGAAAACATCGCGCACCGGGCAGTGCAACAGTTTGTGGTTCCGCCAGCTCTTCAAGGTGAGCAAGCATCTCACAAGTGGTCATGGTTGAGCAGCACAGGCACTATTACTCTAAATGACCCAGAGACATTTTCGCATACCTCTGCGGCTGGAAACAAACTTAACGACGATACTGGCGGAGAAATTTGCCCACAGGTTACCGCTGGGGTGGTTAATTTCGGGCTTGAAACAATTGCCAACTTTCCACAATGGGTATTCACGCATGATGGAAGTGGCGATGGGTCTGCTGGCGCAGATCAAGTTGCTGCGATAGTTGAAATTAGTGGCCTCGGCGCTGCTGACGGCTACCACATTCCTAGTAGTTTTTCATACCAAGGCACAGATAAGTTCAGAGCTAATCTTCACGACACTTCCATTACCGTCGCAGAAGCTGGCTCTGGAGTGTCTTTCACGCTCTATAACGCTATGGTCGCAGGCGCAGCAAACTTTGGTGCTGTCGATGGGTACATGACCCACGATTTCAATAGCGGATACCCCAACGTGCAAGTGATTAACCTTGGCGCATTGCGTGATCTTTATGCGGCAAAGACAATCACATCTGGTGCCCCTGAGTACGTCGCATGGGACGAAGCCCTGAGTAGGTTCTTGTTCTACCCGCTACCAGACAAGGCATATACGCTCAGGTACAGGTACACCAAAGACACGAACATAGCCGAAACAAGCCTTGATGATTTGATCCCACAAAAGTATGAGGCGATCATTATCAATGGCGCACTAGGTCTAGCTGAGAACTACGCGGACAACACAAACAACGCCAAGTTCCAGCAAATCTATGAAAGCCAGATCCGAACGGCAATCATGGAAGACCGAGCAAACTTCAAAGTTGAATACTTCGGCGTCAACGTGGATCGATCAGAGCGGATTGATTCATATGGGCGCAAAACTGACCGTAGTGATATCTACTACACAAACAGAAGCGGGACTCGATTCCCTAGCTAGAAAGGTGCATTAAAATGCCCGGACATGACGCAATTGCGAACCTTACACAAGATCAAAAAGGAACAGCTTTTGAGGGCGGACCTTTTATTACTTTTGGTTCTGGCACACCAGATGATGGAACGTCTGGCGATATTGGTGGTGGCAAGGGAGCTATTTACATCAATACTGCCGGAGGAGCAGGAACCACGATGTATGTAAACGTGGGGACTCTTGATACGCCTGACTGGAATGCAATGAGTTCTTAAACAAACCATGACTAGACGATCTGCATTTCCACCCGTAGGCATTAAGCCATACACTGATCGCGGCACCAGTGCTGGCGATGAGGGTGCATTTGAAAATGCGACAATAGGCTGGAAAGGCACTAAGTACAAAATCAAGGTCATGCAAGCCCAATTTCAAATGGGTTGTGATGTCATGGATATTACAGGCGAGAAAGCCGGGAATTTAGGCGGGACCGACGATGTAATAGTCAACACAGTCATGAAAAGCATGACCCAAATGAAAGGCCGAGTGACATTTGCTGGTCACATACCAACTTCACTTGGAGTTGGTCTAGCAAACCTAGAAGGGAATGCTGATCACTCAGCAAATGAAATTGATGTTGAGTTTATGCTTGGTATGGGTTCGCATGAATCCAACACCAATACCGCTAGTCTTAACCTTAAGTTTAGAATGGTCATGGAATCAATCACTATAGACTGGAATTTAGATTTGCCTTACATTGGGGTAACCATGACTGGGCCAACAACTGGTTCCTATGGAGACTCTACTGGCACATCAGCAACTGCTCCAATACAAGAAGTAGGCTAGGAAACATAGATGATTGAAGAAGAAGGAAAAGAAATAGATACGTCTAAGATGGAAGAAAAATTGTCCGAGCTAGGGCAAATTTTGAAACAAATACAAGCAGAGGTAGTTGAAATTGCTTCTGTTTTAAATAGGACACTGGATGGGTAATGGCGGCTGAAATTATTTCATATGACATTGCTGGGTCCAGCTATACCGGTTATTTCGGTGAAGCTAAAGACTATCGCAAAGAGCGAGCAGTTCGTCGTTTTCTTGTGAATGGCAATGACAGAAAAGGCAAAACTCAAATACTTGAAGATGTGGCCGCGTTAATTGATGATAGCGATAACAACAAGCTATACCCGGTGGAAGCTGTTTATACGAATGGCCATATTCCGTTACAAGAAATGAGCATACAGAGAGTTGGCAGAAGCAGCACAGACGAAGGCGCGTTGCTGTGGATTGTGGAGGCGGTGTATTATTACCCGTTTTAATTAATTATGGCACTTACAGTAATTCAAAGTGACGTTATTGGTACAAGCTATACCAGTAGCCAATTTGATTACTCTAGATTTAGAGCTACTCGTAAACTCATAATCAAGAGTACGTCTACATCTAGAACAGATATTATCGCCGAATTAACTGCCAATGACGCGGGATGCTCAACTGCTTGCACTACTGCATTAGGGCCTCGTATTACCGGTGATTTTGATTATGATGATGCTCTGGACAACAATAGCAGCTACGCCATTGTTCACCCAGACCGAAGAGATTTGCCTCTTCAAACAATTAATATCGCCACACTTGGGGATCAAAGATTTTTGGTTACTGCGGAATATTTCACTACTCCGGGAGCTAGCGGGGGTGGAGCTAATATTCCGCAAACCTTAAGTATGAGGACAGAGATAGCTTCAAAAAGAAAGTTTATAACTTCTAAGTCGCCGTACGGTGGCGGCACTAATTACATTGACATGTTGCCAGCAGGCTTAAACTCTCGCGCTGATACGATGAAGTATTCGTATCTAACTACAGTGCAGCAAATAAGAATTCGCATTCCATTTACAAGCGTTGACCCGCCAGATGTCGATGGTCCGCTTCTCTATTTAAGTGGTGTTAATAGCACTGCTGTGCAACTGCTTGCAGGCAACCCAGCGTTCGCTGCGGGGACAATTAGGTTCGATGGAATTACTATGGATGAGTATGGGGGCCTTATTTCTGACGGGGTAAACACATACAGATATAAAGGCCACTACGAATTAACTGGTAGAGCGGATGGATTTCAAGAAGATTGTGTGGAACGAATAGGAGGGCAATGGATGGTTCAGCCCTGCTACCCAAGCGTTGATGAGAAAGCGGAATGGGCAAGTTTATGCGAGTTAGGGGTTCCGGGGTGGGCATACAGTGGCAGTGACTGCGTTCCAACTCCATAAGTGGGGAGAATAACAAAATGCCATACGATCGAGCCCCAAATCCAAACCCATTTAGCCGGGAATATAAATACTGGGTAGAAGATATTGCGCGTTCAGTAAACCAGCTAGAGCAATTAAAGCCACTTCTTCAATATGGCATACATGATTCACAAGGTGGGTCAAACGCCATTAACGTATTCCCTGCCTCAGTTGTTTCTCGTTATGAAGGCGGCACAATAGATTGCGGCAAACCATTTATGTACCGGTTTGACGAGATTAAAAACTTTTGGGATCACACTTCAATTTTTGAAAAGGAGGGCGAAGAGGGAGGAGGAAGAGAGGGTTTAGCTACCAATTTAATGGAATACAAGCTATGCACTAAGGATCATGCAGGAACTTGCTGCCCAGAACAAAGCAGTACCTTTTATGTTCCTCCCGGAACCGGCGACTGGTGTCTCGGCGTCCAAGGCGAAATAGATGAAGACCTTCAGTGGGCTGCATATCCAATTGGTGGTGGCCAAAGAGTTCCCACCATAGTCCTTATGGTCGAATTCTTTCCAGAAGAAAACATCGTTATCGAGAATACAAGCATTCAGGCTGGCACAGCTATGTACTACTTTTCTGTGCCACCTGCGTATTGTGTATTTTGCAGAAAAGACATTGACCCCTAATAATTACAAAGGATTAGTAAGGAATGTCGGGCGGACAAAGAGGTGGTGCATGTTGCTGTGATGGAGAGCTTTGCGTAAGGGGCAAATTGCAACTTTGTTCCTGCTTAGAGCCTGACCCAGAAAACCCAAGCGACCCGATTTATTATTGCATATGTCCTCCGTGTGATCCCAGTGACCCAGATTGTGATTGGGAAGAAAAAGGGTGGGTAAACCCTTGCCAATGGGAAGTTCATTTACTTAATGGACTTTGCTACGAGCTAACGTGTGACGGCGATTGTGATCCTAAAGATAAAGAGTGGCCGGGAAGCCTTCCTTTTCCAGAAGGATGCCAGCCTTGCTGTGACGAAGTTGAGCCGCCCGGAGGTGATGAATGTCTTTGGGACGAATGTTGCCCAGAGCTACCAAAAAACGCAATCACCTTTAGTATAAACGTTGAAGCTAGTTACATTGAACTTAGTGGTTGTGCTTGCGGTTCCCAAGGAAACTGCCTTGATAACGAAGACACACAATTAGAGTGTTTTGGTTCTAGAACTTTTGAATGGCAATTTTGTGATCCAGCAACAGATCCCGGGGGATGCGCGGGCGCAATTACGCCGGATTGTAGTTTTGGCCGCTATTTAACACATGTAATGTGTGCTGGAAATGATCAATGCCCGGGAGCTGGTGCACTTCCTACTGCTCCCGGAAACGGAGGAACGATTGGCACAGCGCCAAGTGTTAGTATTCCAAATTGCAGCGTTATAGATCAAACTTGTTGTGATCGCGGTTGGTTTCTAACTGATTACATAGATTATAACGCTGCTGGCGGGACCGCTCCCGCTCCCTATCGACTAAGTATGTTGCAATGTCCTAACGCATACCCAAGAGGCTGTAGTGGATATGGGGTAAAGCATACGGGAATATCGTTTAGTGAATCAGTGACTATCCCATGCGACGAAGAAACGGGCGAGTACAGAATAGAAGGGACATTAAGAGTGCCTGAATTGGAATTTGGGCACCGATGCAATAGCGGGATACCTAATATAGGAAATTGCCCAGATCCAACTTGCAGTTTTGGCGGGACAACCTTCTCTCTTTTAGAGAGTTATTCATGCGGCAACACTGGGGGCACAGTAGCCATCCAAGGCGTTTGGACCGCCGTTATTAGCTTTAATGGCGACTCTTGTAGTGTTGGTGAAGTTTCTGGTGGCGTAACATTCACACCAAACTATGAACAAGCCAACCCTGAACATAACGGTCTAGACTCCATATCTTGGGGTTTCCCTCCTATTCCCGGATCACATCCATGTAACTCTGGTTCTGCTACTGGTAAGTTTAATTGGGCACAAAGCATTGCTGATGCCGCAAGTACTACTTATGGAGAAGCCGTTCAGTATTTACAAAGTTGTGGGCCCGGAGCCCCAAGCAGTGCATTAAGTCCAATTCTTAGTACTGGCATATCAGGGGTATTAGATGGCAATGTGAGTTCTAGTAACTCAACAGGTAAAACTCTTGCGTTAAAAATAGGGCCGTGGAAAACTGCTGTTGTAGATTGTTGCAACGTATGGGGCCCTAGCGCATTTACGGGGCCAACTGAATCAAAAGGATTTTCTGGGTGCATACCTTATGCGCCCATACCGGGGCCACCTATTACCGGTTGTCCCAACTGTGGAGGAAATCAACCTATACCAATTAATCCACCCGGTGGAATTACTCCGGGTGCTTACGTTTATCAAAGTGGATGTACTCCCAAAAAAGGCGAGGTAAACAACACTATTACTTTTTCTTGGTAGGAGCGGCTGGTGACAATCGTATGTAAGCATCAATCGTCAGATTACAAGTGTTCATTGGGTCTATTTGGTGGAACCCCTAGTGCGCATGAATGTGCAACATGTAGTAAATTTCAACCAAAAGACCAGAAACACCCCGAAAATGACGATTTCAATAAAAATAAAGCCTCTCGTGGAGTAGGCGACACAATTGCAAAGGTTACATCTGCGGTCGGCATAAAGCCTTGTGGTGGATGCAAGAAAAGACAACAGATGTTGAATAAAGCATTCCCATACAAAGGTCATGGGCCAGAGCCAGAGTGCCCGACCTGCGGAGAAAAGGGTAATAAGTAATGGCGCATATTAGCTACCAAGCCCCCTTAATAACGACCAGAGAGGTAGCTGATATTGGTTTAGGAGGCTCTGTTCGAGAGATTCTTGCCAGCAACTACAGCGGTTCTGCTGTAATTACCAAAGTTTACGCCGTGCCAAACGAAAACGAAAGCTCAACAATAACAGATCACCTTATTTGGATTGTGGAAGTAGCTGCTAACTCAACAAGTAAGTTCGATTTACAAAACGCCATTAGTTTTGGCAAAGGGAAATACCGGCTTGAGGCAGAAGCGGCTTCAAATAGCGCGATTACTTTAACGGTTTTAGGACACTAATATGGCTATTACTTACACAGGCACAAATGGGTTGTTTACAAGGTTGGGAAAGTTGTTCTATGTCCGCAAACTAATGAATACTTTTCAAGACGACCTTAGAACCGAAATCGAAGATGTTTTGGATGAATTTACTGTAACGGACATGTATCAACTTGGAAGCCTGCCAGCACAAATAAAAACATTTGATGCTCCAATGCAGAGTATGCAGCAAGCCTTGGCTGGTATGGCTAGAAATATTATTGTTGAAACAGTTCGTGACGGACTAAGTAAAGAGCCAAAAGGCTTTCAGGATGCCATGGAAATGCTAATCATTGACATGGTAGCTAACACAAAAAGGGTAGAATCCGCTTCATACGCAGTTGGTGGCGTTGGAACAATTGCCGCTGGTGGAAGCAACACTGGCACCGGCACTGTAATTATTAACAACGCTCAACCGAGAACCCACAATACAACAGAAACCTCATGGCAAACAACACGACATGAAGTGTTGAATCTTGAATGTGAACAAGACCATTCAGGCGGATCAGTGCTAGGGAAAGAACAGTTTCGTATAACTGGCAAAGAAGCTGTTAGTAGTTTTGACGCTGATTGGCCAGCAGGAAGTGGACTTAACAAAACGATTAGGGTTACATCCGCTAAAGCACTTGGCACCTCAAGGACAACTACACCCGCACCGGGTGAAAACGCTCTTGTAAATAGTGATTTTCAATCATGGGCATCCTCCACCCTACCAAGCAGATGGGTAGATAACGGAAGTGGCTCGCACTCAGGAACCAAGCAAGAGAAAAACACAACTGCTGCATATATATGGAATTCAGAAAGCTCTGGAAACCTACAACTAAACGGCAATGGATCTTTCCAACACAAGCTGACTCAAAAACTTAAAACTGCAACTGGTACACCAGCATCAGTTCGAGGTGGTAAGAACTACATTATTTCATGTCGCATACGAATAGCAGCAGGCAGCGGCACAATCGGATCTGGAGCTTTGGAATTTAATATTCAAAGCTCTTCATCTGGATCAAAAGTTTCAGCGGCAACGAAAACCGTAGATTTGAGTTCAATCGGAACTTCGTGGGTCCATGTTAATCAAACATGGAATTTTAGTGAAACTGAAATCCCAAGCGACCCACTCTTCTCAATCGAATGTACCACTGCAATTGCTAATACTAAATCGTTGATTATTGACGAACTTGTAATGGCTGAAATCGTGCAGCATTATGCCGGAGGCCCCGGAATAATCATTGTGCGAGGAAATACTGACTTTAGAACTAAAGACACTTTTACTTCGACTTTTGCTCATAGTGCAACTCCACCGGGCAATGAAATGCAGATGATGTTCGATCAATTGCTTGGCATTTCATCGATGAACTTAAATCTGCCGTCACATACATCTCCAGAAATTGCAGACTCACTCATTGCTTGATTGAATAGTTATGGCAAAACAAGAAAAACAGTTTCCAATTACAGAAGATCCTTCAATTCAACAGGTTGCTTTGCCAGAACCACCTCAAGAGCAGCCCCATGCATTTAACAGGGTTTTAGAAACTACTGGCGGCTTTATTGGAGACATGGCGTCAACTTCTATAGGCGCATTGGGGAACCCTGTTCTAAATCCGGCTTATGGCTACCTCGAAGGCATCTGGCCAACGACAAACCAAGGCAATTGGACGAACATCATTCCCGGAGTTAAGTGGGGGTCAGATGTAGTTGGATTGCTAGATTCGCTAGATCAAGCAGAACGGGACCGACGAACTGGTGGCTTAAATCCAGAACAACTTGCAGCACAAAAACGACAAACTGCTTTTGATAATGCGCAAGGTTGGAAGCAAGAGCTTCAAGAAGAAGAAAGAGGCATTAAAGATAGGCTAGCCGAATATGATGCTGGTCGCCAACAGCAACAAGAAGCGTATGAGCAGGAATTAGCTCAAATAAGGCAAACGGGGCAAAACCAACAACAAGAACTTGTAGGGCCACCCGCTGATCGAGCGGAAATAAGCCGACGTATGCACGAAGAATGGCAAGCAGAGAGAGATGCTATTACTGCACCGTTGCCAGACCCCGGAATTGGGCAAGGTCGCAGCTTGGAAGATATTGAAGATCATGAATGGGATATTTTTATTGATCGCGAAAACCGTATATTGGATCGAGTAGAAAGCGGTGAGCTTACGGAGGAACAAGGCCAAGCATTAGTGGATAAGGCAAAACGGAGACTCGACCAGTTCTCACCGCGCCGCCAACAGCTAGAAGAAAAAACTTCTTTAACAGAAGAAGAACAAGCAGAGCTGGAATATGAACGAAAATGGGGCGGCCAGACAATAGGGGGAAACGTATATAATATATATGAGTGGGATTTCGACCCACAAACCAAACTCGGAAGTGGAAGGCACTCAGAGTCAATTATAAATTCTTTGCGTGGTTCTGGTAAAGCAAGAGGCATTCGCAACGCAGACACAATGCCAATTGGTGAACTGGCCGTAGCTCTTGGTTATGAACCCCGGCAAATTTTAAAGGCTACACAGGCAGCCGGAGAAACTCCTCGCCCCGGCATGACTGTAGAAGAAGCTAGGGCTGCGGATATGGCTGATGTCGCAGCGGGAGAAGAAGAGCGCCGTGGCATGGCCATGGATCGGCCAATGAATGAGCGTGAGCTAGAGCAGTTCAAAAAAGAATCTGGCATATATAGGGGCAGGGTTGAGAAAAGACGAGAAGACGAAAAAGCATTTTGGGAAGGGCAAAGGGAAAAAGAGCGTACTCGACCACAAAGAGAACGTGAACAAATAGAAAAAAACCGCGCAGAAAGAGAAGCACGAGGCGCTCAAAAACAGTACGAAATTAAGATGAGAAAATGGCAGCGGGACGCGCAACGCGCTGAACGTAGAGGTGAGCCGCCACCCCCACAGCCGCAAGCCCCAGCACAACCCCCACAGCCGCAAGCCCCAGCACAACCGGGGCAGCCGCAAGCCCCAGCACAACCGGGGCAGCCGCAAGCCCCAGCACAACCGGGACAACCGCAAGCCCCAGCACAACCGGGCCAGCCAACAGGAGGATTGCCAGCACAACCGGGGCAGCCGCAACAGCCGGGTTCTAGTATCCCAAAGAATTTGGTGTGGAAAGATGGGAAATGGTACTACAAGGGACCATCCGGACAACCACAAGCACCAGCACAACCGGGGCAACCACAAGCACCAGCACAACCGGGGCAACCACAAGCACCAGCACAACCGGGGCAACCGCAAGCCCCAGCACAACCGGGGCAGCCACAAGCACCGGGTCAACCGCAAGCAGGCACAAGTATTAGTTCACCAACAGTAGGCTCTGGTGGTCACGCTTCTTACACCATTCAAGATCCTTACGGAAGTGGCAGAACCGCAAATATTAGTCTTGTTCAAAATCCCAATACTGGTGAATATGTCCCGTCTTTTGATCCAACACAAAACCCTGCCATAATTGGAGAAGCCGCTTCAATTGATTCGGGCTACAAGTCATCTATTGACACACTTGCTCAAAACGCGATTGACTCTGGCATGACCGGCGTAGTCTTTAAAGAATATATGGACGCCAGTAAAGCTATGGAGGCTCTTGATCGCTCTCAACATGGCCCCGGTAAAGCTGGAGCGAATGCTTATAAGCAGGCGAGGCAACAAGTACAATCTCGATACGGGAATCTTGCCCAAAGAGTTTTGGGACAGCAGCAAAATATATTCAAAGCGCAAACAAGAAGCCAACAAGTTGATGAATCACAAACAGCCGATTTTATATGGAAACGCACTCAGGAACTGATTCAAAAAGGCAGAGATGATGCTTTCGGAAATACAGTAAGTCCGGCCATGGCACTGAAACAGGCGGTTATGGAACATGGGCAACTAAAAACCGCTCGGGAGGCTTTGAAACGGGCGCTTCAAAACGACGGCAAGGTTACACCTGAAGAAATTGACGCTATTACTCAAGACTTGTCTAGCGTTTCTCAACCTTCGGAAGAAGGGTTTGTTGGCAGGGGATTTGAGCCACAGCAGATTTCTCAAATTCGCAGTCAGCTTGAACAGACATACCCAGATCTTCCGTACACAGTTGGTATGCGTAGGGGAGTAAGGCCAGATGGGTCCGCTGGACTTACTTTGACAGCACCAGACGGGACAGTTTTTGAAGGAATGTTGCATCCGGGGTCTCTTGTCCCTCTTGCTGTTGTGCGATCCGAAGAACATCAAAGTCTCGCTGAAGCAATGAATATCCCACATGTTCTTGGTGGAAATTTGAATGACATCAAAAACATGTACAAACTCACCGAGAGTGCATCAGGAGCTTCAGCCAAATCTAATAACCAACCCGGTATGGCTGGGTTTGATGAAGATGCTCTTAGAGATGAATACATCAGAGATATTGGGAACATAGAAAACCTTGACGAGATTTGGCAAGATGTTTCTGGCTACCTTACAGACGCAGAAGAATTTAGTAATGTTCAAAATGCATACAAGCAACTTGTTGACATGTTTAACAATCAGCAGGGCACTACTGGCTCGCCAAACCCAGCAATATTTGCAGAGTGGGCAAAAGCGCAATTGATGCAAGGCGACGAAGAAACACGATCTCTAATTGAATCCTTTGGCGTCACTGAATCTACTTCAACTTTAGACCGCCCAATTCACCCAGAAGAATCACTTTTGGGTAAAGATGGCGAGTCTATGCTTCGTGCTATTAATGTTTTTGAAAACCTTAAAGACCGAAACATCCGCGCTTTGAGGGATTTATTTAAAGAGCAGTGGGGTGTAGATCTTAATTCTTCTGAAGCTCAAATAGCTCTTTCTAAGAGAAACGACAAAGACAGTACTCCAGAACAAAGAGAACTTGGCAACGCCGCTGCATCTCTTAACTGGCGTATGAGAGAATACCAGCCATCAGAAGATGTATTTAAAAAGGAATGGCTTAAGGAAGAAATTTCTCATCAAATTGAAAATCGTCGTCAAGAAGCAATGATTCAACAACAGGCTCTTGACGAAATGGAACCGGGGCGGGTGGGCCAAGAAGCTGCTTCGCGAGCATTGCGAGAAAACTACACTCATAGTTTTGACAATCTTGGACAAGACACGCTCACTCTTAGTAGTACTCCTAATAAAAACTTTAGACCTCGGCCACTGCAAGCGTTTCGTATGGGAACTGGCGATTATGTGCCAGTAGCCCAGTCCCCTTCAGACATTCCAAGCGTTGCGCTAGATACACCGTTTATAATTACGTTAGACGGTAGGCGGCAGGAAGTAAGACTAAGCTCTGAAGAGCTTAGGGAAGCTATGGGTAACATTGGCACCCGCTATGGACCCTCAGTAGCTAAAGGAAGCCCTGAGTACAACGAAGCAGTTGTGAATGTTATGAAAGTATTGACTCGTTCTGCGCCACACGGATTTTACAAAACCATATCCGAAGGTAGATCTGCTGCCGAACAAATGGTTCGCAGGCTCGGATGGGAATCCAAATCAGATGTTTTGGGATACCCGGCTAGATAAGCCGGATGAAAAATATGACTAACTTTAACAATCGCTCCTCACTTGACGAACTGATTAATCAAACGTTTTCTGACAAAGACGGCGCACTTACCCAGCTACCAGAACCTGTAGACGTAGGCGCTCAAGATCTAAGAGCCAGAAAAGACGCTGAAGCACGAGCCAGAAGAGAAGGTCTTATTGGCGGTGCTGAAAGAATGGGCGAGCTGGTTGAAGATCCTGAATACCAATATCAATTTGAGGACTATCAAACAAAGCTAAGAGATTGGCAAACGGCACAATACCCCACAGAAGCTCCTGACGGCCAAGTTCCAATGCCGCAGATAGAGATGCCAATCGAGCCTTCTAAAATGGTTACAAGGGAAGCTCTTAGGCGTCGTCATCTTGGCGAAGCTGGATTTGGAGCTTTTGAAAAAACAGGTGAGGGTTACCAAGAAAGAAAGCTAAGTGACGCTGATTATCTAACTGTTGCAACTCAGATGAGAGAGTCATCTAGGCAACCGTTAAGGGGTACATTTGCAAATCCCGAAAGCCGTGCGGCCCTTGGCCTTGATGTGTATCCGCAAAATAAGCCTGTTGATCAAAGCTGGTATGAGCAAGCTGGCGTAGCTCTTACTCAAGGCTTTTACAATATGGCTATTCCTATTGGAGGAACAGTCGGTGCGCTTGGCACTCTTCAAGAGAGCATATTTGGGCAAAGTGAAACCAGCAAAGCGATGCTTAACTGGTCAGAAACTGTTGCTGCTCATGTTGAATTGGCCAATGCTAATGCAAATGTAGACAGTAAAACTGGTATTGACTATGGCCCATTGCCAGATGCCGTTTGGATTGACGCATTAAGATCTGCTCCGCAATTTGCCTTTGATATTACTTTGGCTGTTGCTTCCGGGGGAACCAGCGCAGCAGCAAAAGCGGGAGCGTCTGCTGTTGGCAAAAAATACGCTGGCAAATCAGCCGCAAAGGTCTTGGCTAAAAGAAGAGCAAAGGCATTTGCTGGATATGCTGGATACCAATCATTCGGCCATCAATTTAACGAAAGTTACCAGCTTTACGTTAAAGAGCGAGGAATGACTCCAGCAGAAGCATCTGGACTCATTCTTATGGAATCAGTTGCTGCCGGTGTATCTACAGCAATTACATCTAGAATTGAAGGCGGCTTTTTGTTTATGTCAAAGCCGCAAGAATATCTTGCCCGATCAATGATGTTTAATGCAGCTAGAAACTATCTAGTTGGATCGGTGTCTGAATCGTTCCAAGAAGTTGCTGAACAAATTCTTACTGACGCAGCAATAGCCAGCATTGCTGGTATTAGAGGAGATGAAGAGCGACTTAATCAAGTTGGGTTTTTGCAAGAAGGATACTTGTACAAACTCTGGAGAACTGGAGCCGCAGCAGCTTTGTTGGGCGGACCAGCCGCTGTACTTACAAGAGGCGGACTAAGCGCAGTAGATGATGTTCAGACTGGCGACTTAGGTTCCAGAATGACTGCTTCTGATATTTACGAATACGGCGTTGAGCAAAGCCGTATGCAACAAGAAAACCTCGCTTCTATGGAAGCCCGTCAGCTTGCCATAGCGGAAGAAAGAAGTAGCGATCTTGCTCAACTGTCAGATGAAAAACTGATGGAAGCAATTTTCGATGGCTTTGTTTATGCTGGCTCAATGCTACCAGCTTCGGGCCGAGGCCAAATAATTCAGGCTGGCGCAAACGAAGGCAGATTTAGAGTTACCCCACTTATAGCTATTGCTGAGTTGCAACGGCGTGGCATTGAATCTGGCAGCATCTCAGAAGAAACCATAGCAAATCTTCTTGCAGGCAGAGAAGGCGAAACCCGAGCGCAAAGAGAAACAAGGCAAGAGTCGTGGGCTGATTCGCTTACAGAAGTTCAACAGCACACACATGGTCATCGCATTGGCGAAACTGATTGGTCTGCTGGACCCGCTGAAAAAGCTGTTTCTGGAGTAATTTCTAGCAACCCAGTTTTGGCCAAAAAGATTGCACAAACTGAAGGCCCTATTTCTAGATCCGCAATGACTGCTTTTGCTGAAGAAGCAGGAGTCAATGTACCCAATGTTAGCGGAAGAACTAGAAACTCTTTTAGAGATGCGCTTAAGCGTAGACTGCCTGAAATTGAAGCCGAAATACAACAAAGAAACCTTCAAGCATTTGAAACAGAAGAAGGCATTGTTGCCAGACAGAGAGAAGAAGACCGGGATATTGCTATTCGCTCTGGCGAGCGAGACCTTATTGACGAGTCAATAAACGAGTACAACGAAGAAAATAACACCAATTTGGTTAATGACGTTTCTTTGTCTACTAGAGAAGCGGCCAACTTGCTTCCAAGCGTTTTCCCTCTTGCAGTAAGAATCAAGCGCATTCAAGATCTTCGCAATAGGCAACAAATTGGCGAAGGAACTCTTCCACAAACAGAACAACAGGCTCAAAGCGTTAAAGAATTCAGAGAATCACTTGTTAAGCGAGTTGAAGAACGAGAAGCCAAAGAAAGGGCTATAGGAGAAGAACTTCGAGGGACAGAACAAAGAGAAGAGCGAGAACGAGCAGAACAAGAAGCTGAACAACAAGAAAAAGATGAACAGCTAGATGCTGAACTAGAAGAAGAAATCGCACAAGATCAAGAAGCTGAAACATTTGCTAGAACAGAAGAAGAAGCTGCCAAGGCAACAGTTGAGTTTCTTATTGCTAGATATGGGCGCGACCAAGCAATGAAAATGCTTAACGCTCTTATGAATGCAGAATCAGGCGTTCCTTTGGAGATTTTGGCTCAACTGTTTAATGTCCCAGATCATTTGATGCCAATTCGCACTCAAATACCTCCATCTGACTCTGAAGTATCTGAAGCAGTTAGTCAATGGCGGACAATTTTCGACATGAAGCGCCGTGGGGAAGGGGACTTGTTTGGTAGGCCAGCAGAAGGTTGGTCAGCGCCACAAGAAACTGAAGTGTTCCCAGATCAAAGCCCAGAACGAGTGCAAACTGGTGTTGCTGGCTTTAACACTCAGCTCACTAAAACACTCTCTGTTCTTGGCGTTGACACAGATGAAGTTTCTACTTTTTATGACGACGGCACAAACTCGCTAACAGATCGACAAAAGCGCATTTCAGATCTAGGAAAAGAACACGGCATTACAGTTGTGTTTTATCGAGGCGTCCCTGTTGGTCATAGAGGGATGCATGTAGAAACAATTCCCGGCGTTATTGGTATTAATGCGGAACTAAGCGAAAGTAGTGCTGCTGTTGAGGTGTTCTTCCACGAAGCGGTTCATGACCTTGAAGTCAGAAACCCGGCAGCTTGGAACAGGCTTTTGCGGGATGTTGTAAGAATTGCACCAGCAGCAGTTAGACAAAAGATACTGCAATACGACTCTGCATACAGAAAGGCACACAAAGCAAACAAGAATGCAAAAATGTCTGACAGGCTCATAATGTCAGAAACGCCATCTTTGGCAGCAGAGCTTGTTTCTGAAATTCTTGCAGAGCAAACTGAACTTATTCCAGACGTTGTGGCTTCTGCTCCAGTTGAAGCATCTGGAATGGCACGAGTACTTACTGGAATGGCTCGTAGAATGGGCCTTAAAAAGTCAAGGACTGGAAGACAGTACAGCAAGCAAAACGAACAATCCGCAACTAACCTAGAAGCTAAGGCAAAGAATAAGCCACTAAACAAAGCCCAATCTAATGCTTTGGCAAGCTCGGTTACTGACGCTTTGTCAACTCTTAAACAAGAGCGAGAAACTGGGATTCCATCTGGCACTGAAGCGGTTATGGCAGGTGTTACGCCAACAATGACCGCTGATGAGTTTTACGACCGACTTAGCCGCTTAAATGAACCGCTTACACAAAGTTCTGAAATAGAAGGCGAAGATGGTACTAAGTTCAGCCTTACTACAGATGTTAGTTACAACATTAACAGGCAGGACATGGCTGGCGAGGAAATTATTGCGGTTCAAGCTAAGTCCGAAGATGGATCTATTGTTGGGAAAATTTACGCTCGACACGAAATCCAAAACGAACAGCCAGTAATAACAATTAAAGCATCTGAACTAGACGCCGATTTCCACCGCCAAAACGTTGGTTTGCAGATGTACAAAACGCTTATTGACGAGGGCCTCCGAACTGGTGCCCGAGTACAAAGCGATGCTATTGTCAGCAAAATGGCTGCAAGGGTTTATAGATCTTTGGCCAAGCGAGGCTATACGGTTGAAGTAAATCCAACCGTATATATGGATAGCGACCGATTTGGTGTTGGCCGACCAGATGATTCTGTTTTTGCCGTTACATCTGGTCCACATAGCGAACCGCTTCAAGAAACAGCCGAAGGCGCAGAGCTGTATGCCGCCTTGCAGGACTTTGAACACCTTGGCAAGTTTAGCTTTGCTCTTTCTCCAGACATTCCAGAAGCAGACTTTAATGAAGCATCTGTTAGTGATCTTGTTAAAGCTCACA